GTCCCGGCCGGCGTCCACCAGCTGCAGCCCGGTCAACCGGAAGCCAGGTTCGAACTTGAGCAGCGCCATCGCGGCGGCGCTGGCGAACTCCAGGAGCACGCTGTTGACCGCATTCTGGTCCTGCAGGTCGCGAACATCCGAACCGAATGCTCGATCCCATGGCCGCGAGCCGACACGCGTTGACAGGATAACGGCGATCGACTGGACGCAATGCGCCCAGCCCGAAAGCCACTTTCCCGTGCGTGTGTCGACACCGTTGCGCATTCTCGCGTGGCCCCCGGTTTAGTCCTGGCCGGGCGGTACGGCAGCGGACGCCTTCGACCGGCGGCGTTCGGTTTCAGCAGGCGCGATCTCGCCATTCAGCAGCGGGTACCTGGCCTCCGCTTCTGTCAGCTCGATTGTCTTGCCGGCGCCAAGCGATCGGCGGCCGGCGACGAACGGACCCGCAGTTTCGGTAACGGTGTATGTCTTCTTTTCCATGATTTTTCTTTCCTTCAAACATAGGCGCGGTCTGCGGCGTCGACGGCGCGATCGCCACTGCTGTCCAGGCCGTCCTGGAAATGAATGCGGCGAGTGCCGCGATCGAGGCGGGTTGGTCCGGCGGTGACCACCTCGCCGTTGATCTCAATGCCGATGCCGCCGACCTTCAGCTCAATGCCGCCGCTGCCGATCGACAGGTATGTGTCGCCGCGCTTGATGACGAAGTCCGCGCCGGCATCCGGGTTGGGCGCATCGTCCGACCAGCTGTCCGGCACGGCGAGCGAGCCGGAACCGATCTCGCCCGACGGCGACATCAGGCGCATCTTTTCGCCCACGGCCGGACGCGTGGTCATGGAGAAGCCGCCCTTTTCGGATCCGGCATGGCCTTGCCAGCGCACCCAAGGCGACAGAAACTCCTTGCCGGTCGAGCCGTCCTTCTCGCGCAGTTTCAGGCGCAGCTTGTCGCCCTGCACTTCCACGACCTCGCCTGTGAGCTGGCTTCGAGCCAGCCTCGAATTGAGTTCATCGATGCGGCGCGACAGGCGCACCATTTCGCGCGGCAGCTCATGGCGCATTGGCGGCCTCCGCAGGATCACAATGATCGACCAACTCGCCGTCAACGTAGAGGTCAGTTGGCAGTTTCTCTTCATCGTTGAACAGACTTTCGCCAACACCCGAAACGCGCTGCCGAAACGTCACGGCCACGCAGGCGACGCCCTTGCGATCGAGCGCCTGGGCCTGCACCTGTTCGAAATCGAGCGCCTCGCAGCCGCCGACGCGGGTCAGACCCCAGAGCTGTTTGACGCCGGCCAGAACCGCAACAGTCTCGGCAATGGCGAAGGCCTGTTCTTCGCGCCGGTCTTCGGGCCCTTGCGTGACGGCGAAGATCGCCACATGCGCCTCGGCGTCCAGACCGCCATTGGCGGCGCGGCGCAGCGGCGTGCGCATCATGACGACAAACACAGCAGGCGCTCTGATCGCCCTTGCGGTCAGTTCGCCAAGGTCAAAGCGCGCCGACAGCGCCTCGCAGGATTTGAGCTCCGGCATCGCGTCCTTGATCGTATCGGCGATCGCCTGGCGATAGGCGTAAAGGCGCAGGCTCATTGCAGCCTCGCTTCAATGGCCTGGACAACCATTTCAGTCACCGCCTCGCGGTCGCCATCGGCGACGCCGATATAGGGCCGCGCAGGCAAGGTGACCTGCTTGGCGAAAACCAGCTTGTTGCCCAGCATGAAGGCCAGGCGCTCGGCATTGACCGGCTTTATGGTGACGCCCCATTGATGGGCGGCCGCATAGGGCGCAACGGCCGCGCCGCGAGAGCCGACATAGATGGCGTCGCCGGCGACCTCCTCGGAGATCGAGCCGCGCAGCGCGCCGGAGGCGACCAGCGTGTCGTCATTGGCGATCGACTGTTTCCAGGCCGAACCGTCAGGTGTTGTCTTGCTGTCGAAGCGCGCCTTGGCCTGGCTGGAAAAATAGCGGGCGATCGCCAGCTTGAGGTCGCCATCGCGCATGACGGCGGCGGCGCCCGCCAGCCCGGCGATGGCGCGGTCCAGCCCTTCGTCGCGGATCTCGATAACGGCGTTGGCCATCAGAGCCCCCGCCCGCGCCCGAACAGCCGCGGCTGCGCCTCAAAGGCTGCGCCCGATGTCTGGCCGCCCGCGCCATCGTCGACGCGTGGTTCGTCAGCCCCAAGGCCCGCACGGCCGGTCGACAGCCGGGCCAGAAAGGCGATGGCATCCTCATAGCGCTTGCGCAGCTCGTCGGTCAGGCGCGTATGGGCCGACGCCAGAACATAAAGCGTGATGTCGATCGCAGGCCTGACCAGGACAGCCGGCGCGCTTGCCAGCGGGACGCGGTAGCGCGCCGACAGATAAGCGTCGATCTCGGCCGAGGCCGACGCGATCGCCTTCGGCACCGCCGTCAGACGGTCATTGACCGGGTCCGCCAGCGTGTCCAGCAGCGCCAGCTCGCCGTAAAGTTCGATAATGTCGGCTTCGCTCGCATAGACCATAACGGCTCCAAGAAATGGTTGCCCGGCATTCAACCGGGCGGCGATCCCAAACCGGACCTGGTATTGGGTTGCCGCCGCCTGGGTCCGCGCGTGTGGCCGTAGAACAGCCAAGAACCCGGCACGCTCCCGCAGTCATGGCGGCGGCGTCTGGTTGCGGGAGCCGGATTTGAACCGGCGATCTCCTGGTTATGAGCCAAGCGAGGTAACCGCTCCCCTATCCCGCGTCGGCGAAGACAAACTCCGCCAGCAAATCCTTGTCGCCGAAGATGGCGTTGAGCTGCGCCGCCTCCGGCAATGGCAGGTCCATCGCCTCGGTTGAAAATCTGAAACCGCCGCGCCGGTAGCCGTCAGCCTTGGCGCGAACCCTGAGCGCGACAGGCGTTTTGTCGCCATTCGACTTTGCCGCTTCGATGGCGGCGGCCAGATGCGGAAACTGCGCGCGCATCTCGGCCTCTGTCGCGTTGACGGCCTGCTCCATCGCTTCCAGCGCGCCGGCGTTCTTGTCAGTCTTGGCCATGCCTGGCTCCATTTCTCTTGCGGGAAGGGCGATGTTCTCAGGCAATGCGTTCAGGCCAGCCAGGGAACGATCAGCACCTCGACGATATTGGCGTTCGGATTGTCGGCTCCATTGGCGCGGCGCGCCACCTTGATCACCTCATTGGCCTTGCCGCGCAGCTGCGGCGGCACAACCAGAAGCTTCGGCATGATGCCGAGCGGCTCGTCCTGGTCGCCCTTGAGCGAAGTCATTGCGTCATAGGCGGCGTCAAAATTGGCGTCGTCCAGGTCCGCCTTCGAACCAAACGCCATCTGCCAGAAGCCGAAGCCCGCATTGACACGCCCGTCGACGCCATATTGATACTCGTCACGGTCAAACACCGCGTCCGACGTGCGCGGGTCATCCTTGCGGATTAACCGGTAATCGCGCCGCTTCTGGAAGATCATCGGCTTGAGCGGCCTCGACGTGTCGAGCAGGTACCAGCCCGGACCTGCGCCCGCCTGCATGTTCGAAACAGACACCTCAACCCCGTTGCGGCGCACCGGGTGGTCAGTGTCGAAGAAGTTTTGGCCGTCATAACATTTGGCGTCAAAACCTTGCTTGAGAAGGCCGAACACGATCTCGTCCGGATGGCGGGCCGCCGCATTGCCCATCTCGGCGAACATCGGCGTGTAAACGCCGTGGCTGTCGTCCTCGATGTCGTCGGCAATGACCTGGACCGTGGCTTCGAACTTCTTGTTGACGATGCGGTATCCGTCCGCCTCGATCGACTTCAACACCCGATCGCCGATCCATTCGCGCAGTTTCGGGAACTTGCCCAGCCAGGCATATGTATTTTCCTTTGTGGCCGACGGCACCTCGGTCGCGACCTGCGCCCATTGCGACTGGTACGCGCCAAGCGCGCCCTGATAGGCGGCGCTGTAGGCAGTGAAGAGGTTGTCAAGATTGCTTCGATTGATGATCACGGTTTTAGGTTCCTGGCTGCGCCGAAGGGTGTGAAAGATTTACTTGCGGCCGTCGATCTGGACCCAGACGCCGTCCGGCTCGACGGCGCGGATCAGACCGGCGCGCGAGCGCGCGTCGCCGCCATCAGTCTTGGCCACCGTCTCGTCATCGACCATGAAACAGTCCGCTCCGATATCTGCGGCGGCAATGGCGTCGCCGCCGCCTGAATTGTCTAACCGGAAACAGCCGGTTTCGGGCTCGCCCCAAGCGCGCCATCTGCACCCGCGCTATTGTCGACAGACGTCCTGGCGACGCCGATCGCCACCAGGCCGGCGCCGGTCTTGCCTGGAACAAGAAGACCGCCTTCCAGCGCAACAAGCGCGCCCTGGTTGATCTTTGCGCCCGCCTTCATCGGATAGGCGAAGCTGACGCCGGCGCGTGTCAGGGTTGGGCGTGGTGCATTTGTGGCCATTTGGGTGGGGCTTTCCTAAAAAATGAAAGGAGATCGGCTGGAGGTCAGGCAGCCTGACGAGCGAGTTCAGCCTTGAAGGCGTCCTCGGTGAGCCCCATCTGGCGGCACAGCGCCTTCTGGTCCGCAGTCAGTGCGCCATCGGCGGTTGGCTCTGGCAGGACCGGGTTCTCGATGACGGCGGGCAGCGTCTCGACCAGTTTCTTGACCTGGTCGAACCCGTCCTGGGTGGCGCACAGCGCCAGATAGTGGTCTCGCGAGGCTGGCGCGATCTTGCCAGCCTTGATTGCCGAGTTCAGCACGGTCTCGACCTCTTTGGCGCGGGCCTCGCCGGCTGTGTCTTTCAGCTTTTTCTCCGCCGTCTCGGCGCGCGCCAGCACGGCGTCGTAGTCGGCGCGCGGCATGAAGGCGTCAGGCTTCGGATTGCGCGCGCTCGCCAGTTCGGAAATGTGCTCGCCTTCCCGCCTGGAAATGGCAGCGAGGATCTGCGCTTCGGTCGCGTCATCGGCAAGACCGAGCGCCTTTGCGATCGCTTTCAACATCAACTCTTCTCCGGTTTTGCGCCGCGCCAGGGCGGCCATCTGAAAGGCGGGGCGGTTGACCAGCGCTGCAGCCAGCAGATCGGCGACCTCGCCGCTTTTCTTGTCGACCGTGAATTCAGGCGAGATGTAGCGGTACTCGCGCGCCGCGATCGCGGCGGCAGCCGTCACCGTCCATTCGACCACGGCCCAGACCTGGCCGTCGCGGATCTCCAGGCGCTGGATCCAGCCGGCGGCTTTGGTGTTGCCGCCGTCGTCGGGCATGAACGCGGAAAGATGATCATAGTCGACCAGCACCGGCTGGGCGGCGGCGTTGAAGCGATCGACAAAACCTTGCGGATCACTGAGCTTGAACGTGCGGCCATCCTTGGCTTCGATGTCGGGGCCGGCCGGAAAAATCTGGATCATCGCAGGCGCGCCGCCATCCGCGGCGCGCGCCAGTTCGGCAGGATGCGCGAGCATCAGACCGGTCGCTGCGGCGTTGGCCAGAACCGTCATCATGGTGGTGGTTGCAATTGGCGTCGTCATGGGCGACGTTGTGGCATCGGCGGCGGCGTCAAACGGTGGTGAGGCGCTTCACCATGCTCCTGTTGCCGCTCATGCCCGCAACTCCCCCCGCCAGAATCGTTTTCGAAGCCTCTTCAAAGCCCGTGGACGCGCTTCAGCATCTTGGATGGTGTTGGGCAAGGGTCGAACCGCCAACGCGCATCCTTAGCCACTTCTGGCGGTTTGACACATCGGTGCGGAAAATCTATTTTGATCCAGGGTCAGAGCTCATGTTTCACCCGGACGGCCTTGCGCCGGATCGGCGAGGGATTGACGCCCCTCCTGGCCCCTCCTTACTTTCCAGATTTCGGCGTGATGCTCGTCAGGTAGGCTTCCTCCCGGAGGAACTTCACCGCTACCCTCCAGTGACGGCCTGCCGCCTCTCCCATGAACACCAGCGACTTGGCCCCGGCAAAACGCGGCCGGACGATATTGCCGGACAGGATGACGGCGACGGCCGCCGCAATATCCTCAGTCGTCAAGGCGCGCTCGGCGCGTTCGTCCATGATGTGCCAGGCGCTGTCGGCCGACAGCCAGACATGCTGGGCGTTCGTGCCCGTGATGTCGCGCACACGCTGCGCGACCGGCGCAACCGGCACAACCATCTTCGCCTTGCCGCGCGCCGCCATAACATCCAGAAAAAGGCGGCTCGCCACAATGTCGGCAAGCGCGGCCTGGCGGCCTGGCGGCGACAGTTCGGCCAGCCGGTCGCCGAGAAAGTTTGCTACATTGCGGCGGCGGTTGAGACCAACATTGGTCTGCCAGCCCGGATCAATCCCCTCGGGGACCCAGACCGGGCGGCCGTTGCGCTTGTCAAACCACTCCACCATGGTGATGACCGGCGCTTCGATCTGCGGCGTCCAGCCCAGCCGGATCGCCTCGGCCCGCGTCACCTGCCGCACTGAGCATTTGCACAGCCACCCATTGGGCGGATAGTGGCTCGCCCACCAGGCGTCATCGACAGGCAAGACCACCGGCTGCGCCGCCCATGCGACATGCTGTGGCCGCTTTCGCTCGGCGGTCGAGCGCATGTAGACGAGGAAGGGCAGATAGTCCTTGGTCCGCTCGATGCGGTCCCACTCCCCGGCCGCCCTGGCGGTCGACAGGTTTGCCCAGTAGATTGTCCGCAGCCGTCTGACCGAGCCAAGCTGCCCGGTCGTCCATTTGTCCCGGATGTCGTCATAGGCGAGGCCGCGTCCCCACCAGCCCTTGTCGCGCAGCACCGGTTCGAGTTGCGCCTTGAACGTATCGAAACTCTCCCCCTTGGCGTTGGCCTCCGACACCGCCGTGCGTATGTCGTCCAGAATGTCGTAGCCGGCCGACTTGGCGACGGTGAAGGCGTAGGCGTGTTCTTCGGGAGCGACGTCACGCCAGTCGAACGAGACCTTCTGCCCCTTGCTGTCAAAATAGCGGATGACCTCGTCGGGGGCGCGGTCGAACAGCTCGCCCGGCATGCCCTAGCGCTCCTGGTCGCCGCTGCCGCGCGCCTTCATCTGCAGCGTGGCAAGCCGCCGCGCCAGGCCGGACGTGTCCAGTTCAACCGACTGTAGCCGCGCAAGGAAATCGTCATAGCCGTCAGCCGCCTCGGCCGTCTCTAAAATGGCCTTCACGACCGGTTCGAGGTCACGATCATGATGCGACAGCGCCTCGGCGATCAGGCTGTCCTCGTCGTCAAGCGTCTCGCTCGCCAGATGAACGCCGCCGCAATGCGGACAGGCCTGACGCATGGCTACCGCCTTCAGACGGGGCGGCTCGGACGCCGGCGTCGTCGGCGCAGTCAGGATCTCGGAGTTGTCATCGGGCGTGTTATAGCCCAGCCGGTCCCGCACATCCGACATCTGGACCTTGAGGCCCATGGGTACAAGTTTGCTCAACACCTCCGCATGGAGTGCGAGGTCCTCCGGCTCCGCCACCGGGAACTCAACCTGCGGATAACGTTCCTGCGGCCCGAAATTGAAAGCAACGAATGGCTTGACCAGATCGCGCATCAGCGTCGCCGCAAGCTGCAGCGCGTCCGCCGCCAGGATGTCAAGGCGCACTTCATTGTGCACCTTGGCCTGCGCCAGCGACGAACCATTATCGGTGGTCATCGTCTGACCGAGCACGATCTTCGAAATCTGCTTGTCGAGATATTCGGCGAATGCGCCGAAAACTGCATTGCCCTGCCCGCCGGCGGCCTCGACAAACTCGATTTCCATGCCCTTCGGCACAATGGCGGCCGCATCGGTTCCGAGGTTGCGCACCGCCTTCAACAGCACACGCTTGTCGTCCGGCCCGGCATGATCGTCATATTTGCCCAGCCTGAGCGGCATGCCGAACACTTCCAGAAACCCCATCCAGTCCTGCAGCGTGAACGTCTTCAGGACGAACGACCACATGGCGAAGCGCGCCAGGCCGTTGCGCGCCGGCAGTCCAGACTTCAGCTTGGGCACATGGAAAATGAACGACGCCCGCTCGGCGGCCGAGAGCGCCCGTCCGTCCAGTTCGCCATCGGCCCTAAGGCGCATCGCGCGCCCGTTCAGCCGGTCAAACTGGAAGACGCGTGGATCGCGGAAGATGTACTCCTGCGGCCGCCACGTCTTGCCAAACGCCCAGCGAATTTCGACGGCGGAATAGCCCTTGCCGAGCCCGTCCAGCATGTCGTCATAGGCCAGCGTCAGATTGGCGTCGGAAAGCAGGTCGCTCACCGCGTCAGCGATCGCCTCGTCGGCAGCGCTGTCGGATACCGCCTTGACCATCGGCGCAATGCCTGACAAGGCGCGCTTGCGGATGCCAAGCACCGAGCCATAGTGACCCTCGCGCTCCTCCATCTCTTCGGCCAACGCCAGAAAATCCCTGTTGTCGCCGCCCTCGGCCGCCTGGCGAAGCGCCGCCGCCACGCGCTCCGGCGTAATCTGGCCTGACACCGCTTCAGCCCAGACCTTGCGCACGCCTGTCACCGTCGGCGTGGCGATCTCATCGGTCAACTCCTTCGAGGATACCGGCCTGCCGTCCGGACCAAGGATTTGCGCAGCCATCAGAACCTGCCTCTATGCCGGAACGCCGGCCTTTCAAAATCGTCGTCATTATCGCCGTTCTGCTGGAATGCAGGCTCGTAGCCATAGGCGATCCGCTGGCCGCAAGCCGCGTTGATGCCCAAAAACAACGCCCAGGTGCGGTCAGCGTGATCATCGTCGCGCTCAGCGACAAAGCGCGGCGCGCCGGTTGGCGACGTGACCTTGCGCAGCTTGTGCAGATCTGCGCGCAGTTTCGCATCGCCTTCGCGGATCCGCACGGTGCGGTCTTCAAAACGCTCCTTGCCGGCGGTGGCCATGATCAGCTTGTTCGAGCCGGTGAACAGCACGCCCTCGACCCGTGAGCCATAACGCCGGATCGCGTCTTCGGTCACCTTTTCGCCCATGCCGGTCTGGTCGATGCAGGCGCGCGCCACACGGTAGCGCCGCATCACATCGTCAAAAGCCTCGTCCATCTCGGCGAAGGTGGCGCGCTTCTGCTCAATGCGCTCGCGCTCCCACAAGACATCGCCGATCTCTTCAAGCACGTAGATCACATGCAGGTCGTTGCGGCGGCCGATGTCGCGGCCGACATAACAGACGCCGCCCTGGTAGCCCGCCGGATCGCCAGCCTTCTCGTCCTCGACCGAGCTGATCAGGTCGTAGGATAGCCAGGCGCTGGCCTCGTCCAGATACTGCAGCTCGAACTCCTGCGACCAGGCGTCCTCGTCGGCGATCGCGGCGCGCAGCGCCTCGATGTCGCGCGGCAGCCCATCGGCCACCGCCTCATGGATGTCGACCGAATGGCGCGACCATGATTTGTCCTTTGACGTGTCGAGCTCGTAGAACTTGCCTGACTTGCCATTCGGTGTTGATGTGATGCGCAGCTTCCAGTTGGCCGAGATGACCGGAAACAGCGCCCGCCAGATGGAGTCGCTGTCCTTGTGGAAGGCGAACTCGTCCAGGAACACGTTGGCTGAAAAGCCGCGCGCCGTGTCAGGGTTGGCCGGCAGCGCGGTGATGCGCGAACCATGCGGAAACGCCACCTCAAGCGCTTTGTATGAAACCGCGCCAACGTCGACGGTGGTCTCCAGTTCCTCGAATGTCAGGCCATAGGCTTTTGCGTGCAGCTTGACGCCTTCGTCCATCGCCTCTTTCGCTTGGCGTTCGCTGCGCGACAGGATCACCCAGCGGGTGCGCGCCTGCTTGATGACATGTTCAAAGCTGTCGTCGACGCATTCCAGCGTCGTCGTGAAGGTCTTGCCGGTCTGGCGGGCGAATTTGCCCAGCTTGAACCGGGAGCGGTCATCGAACCATTTGCGCTGGTACGGATAAAGGATCGGACGGCTGGTCATCAGCCCTCCCGATAGGCTTTGCGGATCAGCTCCAGCACCTGGGCGCCATCAACGGCATGGCCTGCCTGGCGAACTTCGTCAGCCACCGTGGTGACGGCTTCCTCAAGCTTCTGTTCCGCTGCGGCCAACGCCCGCGCTTTCAGATTGGCCGATGTCTGTTGCGCCGCGACAACCTTCTGGAAGGCGGTCGCCAGCTCCTTCACGTCTTTTGCGCCGCGCGCGTCGTCAATCAGCTCGTCGATCAGCGCCTTCAGCAGCTCGCCAAGCACGACGTCCTGGCTGCCCATCTTTTCGGGCGTGATCTTCGGCGCAATGCCGGCATAGAGATAATCGCGCTCGGCCAGCCGGTCGGCGCGCCGTTTAAGCCGCACGCTGCGGCGGCTGAACGCAGATTTTGATATCGGCCCCTGACCTTTGACCGCCAGCCGGTCATTCAGCTCGAAGAGAATGTCAGCCTGCGTACGCTGACGTCCGTTGAGTTCGCCCAGCGCCCACACGACATCGTCCTGGCATTCGTCAGACAGCTGGTCGAGCGATGAAAGGACCCTGCGCTCCCTCGCCATGGCAATCAGCCCCCGGGCCGCGCCGGCCGCTTGACGCCTTCAATCGCGATGCGCCGGTCGAGATGGCGGCGGCCCAGCTCGGTCAGCGTCGCCACCTTGACCGAACCTGCCTCCACCACGCTGACCGCATCCATGTTGCGCAGATAGTCGATCTGCTGGTGGATCCATGGCCGGTCCTGGTAAATGCCGAAGGTTTCAAGCACAGGCTCCAGCATCGAGCTCGACAGGCTTTCGTTCACCTGGCCGGCCAGTTCCTTCAGCACGATCAGCCGCGCTTCCTCGCGGATGATGCGGTCCATGTCGACCGGCAGCGTCATTTCTTCACCTGTTGCAGCAAGAGCTCCTGCAGCCGCTCACTGATCGCTGCCACCGGCTCCAGCCGGGCATCCATCGAACTGAGCCGCCCGTTGACTTTCTCAAGCGCGAGTTCAAGCCGGTGTGTCGTCTCCCGATCAGGTAAGTGGCGCAGTTCGCTTTCCACCGACTGGACGCGTGTCATCAACGCCGCATGCTCGTTCCGCATCCGCGCGATGGTCTCGCCATTGCGTTTGGCGTCGGTGTTCAGCCAGTTCTTGGCCGTGACGCCGAGCGCAACGATCGACAAAGCAAGGCTGATCCAGGGTGAAATGATTTCCGGGTTCAACGTTTTGCTCCGTCAATCGCTGCGACAGCGGCGGCGCGGCGCTGCTCACAGGCAGCGAGATTTTTGCGGTCGCGCGCCCAAAGCGCCGTAGCCTCGCTTTCGCCAAGCTGGCGATCGGGCAGAACAGCGGGCGCCGCACAGGGCTGGCGCGCGATTGGCGGCGCTTCGGGCTTGATTGTTCTAGTCAGCACGACGGGATCCCTGGGCTCTCGGGCTGTTGAGCAGCCGGACCCGGTCGCGGCCAATGCCGCAATCAGCAGCGGCGGGCAGAACCGCATTGTCTCTCTCCAGTCGGTCAAGTTCGTCCTCAAGATCGGATATCCTGTCACGCGCCGCCGCTTCGGCCGCCAGAGCCTGCCGCGCCTGCTCGGCCACCGCCCGCGCCGCAGCCGCATTGGCGGCGGCGATTTCGCCTTTCCAGAAAGCGTCCCGCTCCTGGCTGGACCGGATCGCTGCATCGTTAACCAGCGAACGGATTTCGCGCAGCGCGCCCCATGCGCCAAGCGCAGTAACGGCGATCATGGCCACAAGGCCGATGCCTGCCAGCGCGGGTTTCCAATATGGGCCAAGAACTCCGATCATTCGGGAGGCCCCTCCCTCTCGCCTCGCGCATCCCCCTGCGCCTCGTCCACTATCGACCGCATGTCGAGCGAACCGGCAAACCGGTGAATGCCGAGCATCGCCGCGATCAGCGCCACCATGGACGGAATGACGACGGCGGCCAGATCACCGAGTTCGTGTGCGCCAACGATAGCGCCGCAGACGATCAGCACGATCACCAGCCAGGCCAGCCCAAAAGAGATCCAGAAGGCGCGGCGCGTCAGCGCATAGCCGGGCTTTTGAAGCTTCGACATTGGTCAGAGCCTCGCAAACTGGAAATGCATCCAGTCAAAGTCTCGCGCCCGGCCAAGTGAGACCGCGCCCTCGCTTTCGACGATCTTCCAGAACGGTTCGTAATCAGCCTTGGCCAACGACGCCTTCGCCCTGGTCCATTTGAGCTGGTTGCGCTCCGGGTCGATATCGAAGGCGATGCCATAAGCATGCATCGAAAACGTCTTGCCGCCGCGCATCCGGCGGAAATTGTAGCAGCCGCCGAACAGGTCGAGCCGCAGCCGCGCGATCTCCTTTTCGCCGTACTGCGCCAGCGTCTTTTGGAAGATGCGCTCAAACGCAGCCTCGACCTTAATGTGGCAGCGGAACCGGCGAATGATTGTCTTTTTGTCCCACGCGACCTTCATGGGATAGGCAAGTTTTGCCATGCCCGCGGTACAAGACGGATTGCCGGCCTCGCCGTAAAATCTGCGAACCTGCGCCTGGCTAGGCCAAAGAACTGCGCCCATCGTCGTTTGCGAACCCATCGTTGTGAAGTTCGCAAACTACGGCCGGTGGCTTGCCCCCGGACTGGTGAACCGCCTCACCCCTCGCGCGATTTCTTGGAGAACAGGTCGTCCTGGCCGCTGTCAGCCTTGAGCGCCAGACGGCGCTTCTTTTCAAACACCCAGCGCCGCGAAATATTAGACTGGCGTGCAATGGCATTGGCGCTTTTGCCGGCAACCACCATCTTGACGAACCGGTCATTGCGCTCGGCCAGATGTAACCGCAGCGCCGATGGCAGATCAAGATTGTTGCCGCCTTCATGATTAAAATGGCGCGACAGGACCAGCGCCTTTTCATGGCCGATCAGGACGGCCAGCCAATGATCCGGCTTAACGGTCGCCGGAATGAAGACGCGCTGGCCGCCTTTCGCCTCGACCAGCCGCTGTGCGGCGGCAATGCCGACAACATCGACGATTTCTTGCATCAGCGGCGACAGTTTCATGGCTGCACCCCGTCGCGGGCAAGGCGCAGTTCGCGCGTCGTGATATCTTTCAGGCGCGCCGCCAGCTCGACATAGCGATGGCTGTGACGGGGAAGCAAAGAAAGCCTGCGCCGCAGCTCCGCGCGCTCAGCCTCAAGTTCGGCCAGCTCACGCCAGGCGAACAGAGGCAGCGACGGTGCAATTGCGGCGCGCAGCGTCATCACCCAGCCGGCCTCCATCGGATCAACACGCCTTCAAACCGGGCGGCCCCGTGGGTGGCGCGCCAGAAGTCACCCATGTTTGATCGCGCCGTGGCGTGGCGAATGCTTGCTCGTCCCAGAACGGCTCCTTGCCACAAGCCGAAATGCGCGGGAGAAAATCCATCAGCTTCGGCGAAAACCTCAATCTGCGTGCGGTTTAGAGCCTGTCCGCCCAAGATGATTGACGCGATGCCCTCGTCGATTAGATCCGACACATCGATAATGATCGGCGTGACGCTGATGACGATTGGGTCTTCATCCACAAGCTTGACGCATTGGCGTGTACGCATGCCACGATAGAGCTGAATGGGCTCGCCGGGACGGGCGTGACGGCGGCGATGGCCACGGACAGTTTGAAGCTTGGTCAAAGCGGCCACTTGCGGCGCAAACACCCGGTTGAAGCTATACGCGACCATTGGCGTCTCCACCGATCATCACTCCAACATCGCGCTTCGCCGCTATATAGGACCGGATGGAAGCCTCGTTTTCCTGACACCACATCAGCGTGGCAAGCACTGCCTCAAGGCGATCCATGCAAAGATCAGCTTCGGCGCGGCGCATCTTGCCGGTCGCGATCAGACGAGGGTAAACGTTTTGCCGTAACGCCAACTCGCGTCTCACCTCGGCGATTTGACTGATGATCGGGAGCTTGTCAGCCACGGGGTTCCTCCACCGGGAATGCCGCGCTAAAACGTTCGCGCAACGTCGTCAGCTCTGGCGCGCCCTCTCGCCCAAGGTCCGGCCACCAGTCGCCCTCGCCGAGAAGCCACAAATGGCGCATCGGCAGATTGTTCACGACGCGCGAGCGCGGCGGATAGATTTCGATCGCTGCAGCCTCTACGCCCCAGACGTGCGACTTGATCGCCTGCAACTCGTCCCAGCTGATGGCGCCGGCATGCTCGACGGACAGCAAGCCAACCTGGGCGTCCAGATAGACGCGATCGGCCTCGCACATCGCGCCAAGCAGTTTCTGGCAGCCAGCCGGGTTCAGGATCGGGTTGCTCATTTGTGCGCCCTGACCAGGAGCCCGAGATGGTTCATGACAGGCTGCCAGTCCCGCGCTGTGAAACGGCTCAGCTGCTCGGGTTGACCGGGCCGTTCGGCCGCCGTCGCCATGATCCAGTGATAGACGTCGAAGCGCGTGTCCGTTTTCTCAAGCATCGCAAACTGCGCAGCCGCGACGCGATACCCGTCCGTCTGCGTCCAGTCCGGCATCTTGCTATCACGGCTCCAGTCGACGCCACCCTCGCGCGCCAGCCAGCCTTTCAGCGCCTCGATCACCCGGTTGGCGTCGTCGCCATGGTGCAAAAAGCGCACATGGTCGATCTTGCACTGGCGCTTGACAAAGGCGATCAGCGCCCTGTCGCTGCGGTCGCGCACAATTCCGAGGTTCCAGCCGTCGATCCACAACGCCTGCAGCTTGGCCGCGTAACGCCCTTCGAGGCGCTTTCGCGCGCCCTTCAAGGCCGGCTTGAAGCCGAGCCGCCGCAGCTCTCCCACAACATTGCGCTGCTCATTCGGGTTCATGTCGCGCAGCGACCGCTTGCCGGTCTGGCGCTCATAGAGATCGCGCGCGTCTTCCTCAACGATGCCGAGCTGGCGCAATCCGGCATGGATGGCTGAAAGCGAGGTCATCAGACCAGCCCCTTGTTGTCGATCGCCAGCCGTTCGGGCAGCGTGATGATTTGGGCGCGGCCGGTAACCGGCTCTTCCTCGCACTCGATCTGGCTTTTTGGCATCCAGACCGCCGCGTCGCGATTGCCGTCGGCCGATATAGGCAGCGCCTTCGGCGTGACGTGGTGCACCATCACCTCAATGTCGGTCAGGTTGGATCGCATCGGGTTTCGTGCGGGGCTCATCCCTTCAGCGCCTCCAGCGCGGCGCGGCTGGACGCCGCCATGCGTTCGGCCGCGCGGGCATTGTTGTCGGCGGCGGCCAGGGTGTCGGCGATGTCCTCATCCAGCTTTTTGAGCACCGCCGCCGTCTCGGTCCGGATCCGGCGCTTTTCGGCCTGCAGGGCTTCGGCGCGCTCCTTTCCGGCGCTGTTCGCCTCGCGCGCCTTGCGCTCCCACAAGGCCGCCTGTTGCCGGTGGATCGTCGTTAGCCGGTCAACGTCTTCCGCCAGGTCGGGCGGGCTGAACGGCGCGGCAGCGGCCGGATCAATCGTGGTTATCGCATTCATCTTCGCCTCCCTCACGCCTTCGCCAGATCGATGGTGATGGCGCGCCGCTCGCCGCCCGGCGCCGGCCGCTCGTAGCAGCGGACATAGGTTTTCGAGCCGACCACCCGCATGGCGTCTCGGATCGCCGCCATGGCGCGCCGCCAGCGTTCGTCCTCGATCTCAAGACGCAGGAGCATGAAGATTTCTGTGCGGTTGATCTTGCCGGCCTTGTCGGTATTGAAGGCGCGCGTTACCACCGCCCTGATCTCGGCGCGGCTGTCGGCGGCCCACTCGTTCAGGCACTCGTCGACCAGCGTTTTGGCGATCTGCAGCTGCGGTCCGAAATCGACATAGTCCTGAACCTGAACCTGAACCTCCATCTGCCCGTCGAAAGTGCGGAACGTCTTGTTGCCCTTCTGGCCGCCTTTGGTCGCGCCGTATTCCTGGGCAAGCAGCGCCTCGAAGCTGCCAAGGTCATCGAAAGTGTGCGCCTTGAACCGGGCGATCTGCTCCGACAGCTCGCGCGCAAAAGAGATGATCTTGCGCACCGTTTCGTCCTCCAGCCGGTCGGCGGCCTTGATGGTTTCGACCGGAACAAGATTGCCTTTGGCGTCCGGCATATAGGCTTTGCCATTGACCAGCACTTCGCCGTTCGGGCGGTCTTCAAGAATGATCGCGTCCATTGGTTTGGCTTTCCTCTGTAGCGCCGCGCAGGGCGGCCATCTGTTGGGTGATTGACCGCGCCAGCCCGTCTGCGCGATCGTTGGGTTGAAACCGATGGGCGCGCCGCGCCTCAAGCCGCGCCAGCTGTTCGGCCTCCAGGCAGATCGACCAGAAGCGTTCCACGGCCAGAGCCAGCGCATAGGCTTCAGCGGTCGAAGTCGCCTGAGCCCGGCGCAGCGGATCGGCGACAATACGCCCGGCGCTGCCCAGCACATCGACAGCTGCGACAGCCTCGTGAAGGTGAGACATTCTTTCGTTCATCGCCGCCCCCGTGATGGCGGCCGGCCATCCGAAAACGGCGCGGCCAGCGGAGCCAGCAGCCGCAGATTGGAGCCGGGGCGCGCCGCCTCCGCCAGCACCGTGGCCGCTGCCGCCTGGTCAGCGCGCCCGGCCTCGTTCCAGCGATGCCGGCTGATCTCGGTTTCGTGCTGCCGCGCCAGACTGCCCAGCGCCTTCAGCTCGCTGCACAGCCGCCGTACCTGATCGCCGCCAAGCGTCACGCCGCCGGGTTCAAAATCGGCCAGCCGGTTGCGCAGCGCCACAAGCCGATCCGAGAGCTCGTAAAAATTGGCCTTCATGACTTCCTCCCGAAATCCGGGCGGAAGACATTGCCGTCTTCGATGCGCGGCGCGGCGCGCAGACCGCCGGTGACCTCTCTTTCGAGGAACTCACGGCCTTTCCGGTCACGCTCAAGTGCGCGAAACGCCTCCACTTCGATCTCAAGACTGCGCGCAAGGTCACGGCAGGCTGCCAAGCGCAGGAGCCAGTGGCCTCGCGCCGCGACGCTGATATCCGCCGCGATGCTGACATCCGGCGCGAACAGCGCCGAGCGGAACTCATCGATCAAATGCCCGATTTGGGTCGAGAGCAGCGCGTTCATGGCCCCATCTCCTCGACATCGCGGTTCTTCCACGCCGCCTGCAAGTGTTTGAGCCCAACTGTTTCCTCCATGCCGCTGGCCGCCATCGACGCCAGCTTCATCGTCTTGTCGATCTGACCAAGCGCGCCGCCCTTGTTGCCTATGCCGATCAGGAACCTGACTGCATCCGGGTCGGTCACGCCCCACGCCGCGATGAAGGCGCGCATGTCGTCGACGTAGGGCCTGTCGCGGCGCAGTCTTTTGCCGATCCGGCGTTTGATCTGGGCGTAAGACGGGCCGTCGCGCTTGTCGCTGCGCGAAAACCGTCCGTAGATTTCATTGTTGCCGACCAGCGCGACGCCGCATTTGTAGATATCGACAAAGTGCCGGAGCTGGTTGACCGCGTCATCGACGAGGTTCTGCGCCTCGTCGACAATCAGCAGGGTTCCGTCGCCGCTGCGCTCAAGCTTCTTGCCGATGGCGCGGGTCAGCTTGGCCGGATTGTGCACCATCACATCCAGCGCCGCCGCCAGGTCGATCAACATGCCGTGCACGGTCTTCGTATGCGGCGACATGGTGACCATATGGACGTGCGGCCGCACCGCGGCGAACCGGTTGCAGACCTCGGATTTGCCCATCCCAGGAGCCATGGTGACGATCACCATGTCGGCGGCGATCTGCGCCCAGGCCAGGGTCTCGGTGATTTCACGCGCTGCGATCGTCTGCAGAAAGGGCGGGCTCGCCGGGATCGAGGCGGCCAGGCCGGAGGTTTCCTCAACATTGGCTAGCCACAGCTCGACCAGCCTGTTTTGGCTGTCGAGGCGTCCGGGATATTTACCGTTGAACCATTGGCTGAACGTCGCGTCGGCCATACCAATGCGGCGCGCCACTTCCGACTTGGTCCAGCGCTGTGTGGCGGCGACCAGGATGATCTGGTCGACCAGCATCGACCAGGTCGCGATATCGGTCGCCGTCCGGTTGCCAAGCGTGGCGTCCGGCTCGGTTGGCGGACGGTCCCAGCCGGGGCTTGGTTTGAAAGGGCTTGTGCCCACATGCTCATTCATCTAAAAGGTTCCTTGTTGTGTGGCCCCTTGCGGGCCTCTAGAGCCGGATCACTCCCGGCTTTCTTTTTTTGGAACCGTACGCGCTACATTCCGGCTCATTCCCGTGCGGGAATTGGTGGATCGACGCGCCGCCTGTCAGCTGCGCCATCGCCTTTGAAAATCCGTCGTCAAATTGCTGGTTGTCGATCTGGTCGTTCGCGACCGGTTTGAGCGCCAGATTTCCGCGCGCCAGCCGCTTCACCGCCGGCCTGATCGGCTCCGGCTCGCTGCGCGGGGTCTCGCCACGCGACAGGATGTCGGCCAGCTGTTGCGCCGTCAGCGATGCCTGGGCGGTCTTCTGCGCGGCTACAGCCTTGATGAAATCGCGCCGGCTGCGCGCATGATGGCGCGCCGCATCGATGTCGTTGAAGCCGGTGTCGGCGATGCAGTCCGCCTCGCAGATCAGCGCGTTGTCCAGATCATAAACTCTGACCGGCGCGTGCAGCCGGTCGGGATCGAAGCGGATCGTCACCTTGCGCCCGGCATGCTGGTTCAGCGCCGCCGACCAATAGCGGTTGCCCTGATAGTGAATTTCACCGCTGCCCTTTCGGGTGCGGATCATCTCGGACGCCAGCAGCCATAGCGCCTTTTGAGCTTTGGTCGGCCAGCGCACGATGGTGGCCGGATCGGCCATGCTGGCGGCGAAGGTTGTGTCGAAGCTGCGGCCGGCGCAATTGGCGGCCCTGCGGCCCTCACGCGCATTGTGGTCGGCAATCTCGGTCGCGACATGCTGGCGGAATACGGCGAGGTCGATTGCCCGGCTGGCGTAGTTTTCCGGTTTGGCGTCCGGCTTGTTGCCGGTATAGGCGCCGGCGCAGGCTGGATGGCGGGCGATCGTGTCGGCCAGATCGCGCCAGGCGCGCTCGATTGGCTTGGACTGCCCCGCATACGGCGTCGTGAAATGCTGGGTAACGCCAAGCGTCGTCAGCAAACCGCGAGGGTCTTCCTTCTTGACCTTGAAGCGGAACCGGGTGCGGTTGCCGCCGGAAATCCATTTCGACGCAAAGGCCCGGCCATTGTCGAGATAGATGTTGTCCGGGATGCCATAGGCCTCGACCATATCGCCAATGACGAGGCGAACGGTCTCCCATGTCTCGGCGTCAGAAAGACGCCAGGACAGGATTTTGCCGGAGGACAGGTCCTGGATGGCCACCAGGTAGAGCCGCACCGGCTTTTCGGCCCATGGCACGCGAACGAACACATCGATCTTGTGACCGTCCATGTTGACGGCCTGCATGGCGTGCAAATGGCCGCGCAGGCGACGTTGCGCCGGATAGAGCGTCTTGGCCTTGTCGCGACCGGACCGGGCGAGAACCTGAACCGCTGCCGGGACTTCGGCGTCCAGCCGCCGCCGCAACGACCGCTCGGACGGAATTGGGATCCACCGTTCCTTCTTTGCGGCTTTCTGGAGCCGGCGATAACAGCTGGTGAAGGTCGGGCTTTCGGGGCGCAGATAATCCGACGTCAAGAACGACCAGGCCTCGTCGCAGCAAGCAAGCCGCACTGCACTCGCCTTTGATCTCGGCGCGAGCGCCGCCAGCCAATCTGCCCGGTCAACTGAAGCGACAGACGCCAGCCAGAGGTAGACCGCGCTACGGCTGGCTCCGACCCGTCTGGCGACGATATCGATGGCGGCGCGCGACGGCGTTCCCGCCCGCATCAGCTCTTCGCGTTCCGTCAGCGCCTTGAGCCGGTCCTCACAGGCGCTTTTCTGGCTATTGGAAAGACCTTCGAACCGCCGCCAACGCGACGCCCGCGCCTCCTCCTTGAGATCGGCATCGTCATTGGCCGGAGCGGCATGCAGCGCCAGCAAGCGGGTCTGCGCCGCCAGCGGCAGCAGCGAAACGTGATATTGCCGGACCGGCTTGGTTTTGCCGGCAGCCTGCCGGGTGCGGCTGGGGTCGCCGCGCCAGTTGGTCCGCGCAAAATTGTCGAGGCTCTTTTCCGTCGCAGGCATGCCCGGCAACTTGCAGGCGGCAAGCTCCGCCAATGAGAACCATTCCCGGCAGGCCGCCATCATCGACCCCGGCGCTTGAGATTGACGGGCACGGAGCAGAGCGCCTTGAGCTTTTTCTCAAGTACCCGCCGCTCCTGCTGAATGGCCGCGATTTCAGCCAATCGGGCCTCGTCGCCTTCGAGCAGCGTCAAGCCGTCTTCGGAAACGACCAGGTCCCAAAGCCAGACCGCGCCGGTGGCGCGGACAAACGCCTTGAAGCGAGGCAGGCTGATGTCGTGTGTGGCGTTGCTTTCGGCTGTGTAGTTGTCGAGGGAGGCCTTGGAAAGCGAAGCCACGCCAAGATATTGCGCCATCCGCGCCGCGATCACGGGACGGTCATATGGACATTGCCGGATTGCCTCGGCCATGGCGCGTTTCAACCGCGCCCGGAACCGTGCGAGGTCAATGCTGGCGCTGGGCGCGCGAACCGGAAAGCGCGGCTCGACAAAGAGATCGAACTGATCGGGGTGAAGCTTGCTCATGGCCGGACCTCGCCTTTGGTCGAAAGCCCGAACTCGTCGAGGAAGCGTTGGCGAACCGGGGCGCTGCACCGCGACCAGGCTGACGCCAGCGCGTTGAATGCGGCGTCGTCCCGGCTCACCCTTGGTGTGGCCTCGGTGATCGCGGCCAGGGCCTTTTTCAGGTCCGGCCCCTCGGCACCAAAAACAATCGCAGCCTGACGCTGTTTGAGCGGCTCCAGCCTGGAAAGTTTCAGCAGCGCCGACTGGTTGTCGGCGACTGGCGTGCCGCGTAGTGCGGCGCGGATGTCGGGATGCAGATGGCGCGCGATCTGGTTGAGGCGCTTAGCTGACCTCGTCGACATCCCTAGCCGGTCTGCGACATGCTGCGCGAAGCCAGCTTCCGCCTCCTGCGCGATAAGGTCAACGATGCTGGCAGAAGAATTGGGGCCAACTTGGCCCTGATTGCGCGGGCCTGACCGGATAACGCCGTGCTTCTGCTCCCAGACCTCGCGATAGGTCTGCACAAAGACAGCCCGGTCGATCACCGAAAGGTCATTGCGAAACAGGTTTTCGGTAATTTCCATCAGCTGCGCCTCGGCCTGGTCGGCCTGCACGACAATGGCGTCGATCTCGCCGTCGCCGTTGAGTGCGACGGCCCGCATGCGGTGCGCGCCGGCAACCAGCGTATAGGGTCCGGCCTTGGCCGCCGGGGTAGACCGGACTGCGATCGGCGTCAGCTGTCCATGCTCGACCATCGACTGCGCGATGGCGATGGCGTGTTCTTCCTCCACGGCGCGCAAGCGCTGGGGGATGACGATGTCTGAAAGTTCGAGCGTCCTGAACTCGGCCATTAAGCGGCGTCCCTCAATTGCTGGTCGAAAAGTTGCCGGGCGCGACGTGCCATGCGCCGGTAGGCCTGCTCAAAAAGCGGCTCGTCCAGACGCGCGTCGACGGTTGCGAGCGCGCCGTGCACGGTGGTCCGGGCCAGTCCCGTCATCGCAACGATGCGGCGGCGCGGCGTGTCGAACTGGGTTGCAAACAGGTGGATGGCGATCTGGCGGGCCAGATGGGCGTCAAAATATTCGTGTGGCGGGCTGATGATGAAGCGCAGCGGCAAATGCCGGAACCCGAGCTGCACAGCGCCGTGACAGCTCGCCAGCATTGCGGTCAGCCGCTCCTGCTCTGAATACGGGTTCATCATGGCAAAGCTCCACAATCTATGGTAGCAAGTCGGTTCCGGCGGAGTTCGCAGCCCCGCCGGAACCTGGCATCCCCAGGTGGAACAAGCACAAGGAGATGTATCGGTTGAACCGTTTTGACAGGCTGAATGCGCGCATCAATGCGCCGCATCTCAAAGGATCCGAAGCGATGTGGTACATGGTTGCGATGGACGCGCTGCTCGATATCTTTCTCAGGCAGCAAACGGTCAGCCGTGATGAGCTCAAGGCCGAGCTGGCGCTGCGGCGCGAAAAGAATGCTGACCACAGAATACTTGGTCCGGCCTACGCGGAGGCCATCACCCAGCTCACGGACCCGATTTCGCCGTCCAGCGAGTAGGCTCGCCATCAGAGCGCCTCCTTCCCGGCTTGGACCCGGCCCGTCCAGAAATACCGCACTGGGAACGTCTGCTCGTCGCGGGCGCGCTGGAAATCAGCGCCGCATGCGCAACGGCGGCCGAGTGCGTCAACACAGATCGCGGTGCCCGCCGACTTGGTCTCGCCGGTCAGCGCCCTGGTCGCGTGATTGACCCAGTCGTCAAATGTGTCGAACTGCCCTGCCCATTCAGGCTCGAAGCCCGAAAGCGGCGTCGGGTTGTGCCATGGCCGGGAGCGCTTGGCGTTGTCGGGTTGTTTGGCGATCATAGCGCGCCCGCAATCAGCGCGGCTGCCCAGTTGGCGGCGGTCAGAGCCCCGAGAACTGCAAGCGCGCAAAGCCCGATCTCGGCCAACAGAAGCGCGTAGCGGGGTCGCTCGTCGCGCCGATCGAGCGGGTAGAAGCCGTGTTCCCTGTCAATTTTGGGCTGTCTTTTGAACATTGTACGGACCTGCGGTTTCGGGGACTGTCGATCGGGTGGAGCGGGCGGCTCTGACCGCCGGGCGCTG